CTACACTTTGGTGTCCAGTAAGGAAATTTCAGCCTCTCGTCGCGCGAAGAGTCCCGGCAGCACTTTGCCGCCACCATAGACCCATCGACGCAGCTCTGTTGCGGCTGCACCCCAGTCTCGTTGGTTGATCCGCCGTCGCAGCGTCGAGGTCTGCAGCCGCCCCGCCCCGAGGTTGAACGTGAAGTCCACGATGGCAGNGAGCCTGCTCTCGGGCTCGGTGGCCAGCACAGGGCAGTAGCGCAGCGTCGCCGCCAGAGCCGTCTGCAGATCTCGCGCCAGATAGGCCTCGGCTTCTGCCTCCGTGATCGGCGGATGCTTCGGATCGCAGAGGTGGCCGTAACCAATCGTCCAGAAGCCTGCGGGGCAGATGTAGGGAATGGCAGTGATCTCGATTCCACGCTTCACCTTGCGCTCAAACCCTTCGAAGCGCTTGGCCAGCTCGATGGCCGCTTTCGGTACTTCGATCACGGCCGTACCCGGTCAAACACGCGCCCGAGGAACCAGAAGTTGAGCACCCCAGCCCACAGAGCTTGGTCGGCTTCTGTCCAGGCGTGCAGGATGGCAGTGCCCCAGCCAGCGCCTGCATTCACAGCAGCCGCGAATGCTGCAGTCTTGGCTGCGCAGTACAGGGCCATGAACCAGTAGGTGATGACGGGGCGCACGCTGATCGACAAGGCGTCGGCCCAGCGAATCCCGATTTTCTCGCCCTGCGTGCGAACGGCTTCGCGCAGGGTTTCGATGGCTCCGACATTCCACGCCGCATCGGCTCCCGCGCCGATCTCCGACATTCGCTGCGCGCCGCGTAGTTTCTCGAACTCCAGCGCCTTGTCCTGCATCGCCAGTTCGTGGCCACGTTCGCCTTTACGGTCGAGCCATTTGAGGATTTCAGGTGCAAGACGGAAGGCACCTCCGAGGAGACCACCGAGCAAAGTCTCGATCATTGCACGCCTCCCATCAGCTTCAACTTGATGGCGGCCCCCACCAGCAACGCGGCCAGGATGCCGGTGGTGATGACCTTGACGGTGGTCTGCCACGCCGTGCGACGGGCATCGCGCCAGGCTTCCAGCAGATCACGCAGCTCGCGGATGTCGCGCGCCGCGTGGCCGTTTTCCAGGCCGAGATGGGCGAGGCAACGCTCGGCTCCGCGTTCGGCGGCACGGTCGAGCAGTTCGTCGAAGTCCTCCTTGCGCAGCAGGAGCATGTTCTCGACGAGCGCTGGTTTGCTGTCAGGTTCAGTCATGGGTGGTCTCCAGAAATGCGAANCCCGCCTCGAGGGCGGGTTTCAGGTGGGCGAAAGTAATGATCAGAAGGCGAGGCCAGGGCTCCAGCCGGAGGCCTTGTAGACTGAGAGCACGCCCTCGTCCTCGATGAAGCAGGTCCAGCCGATCTTCGGAGCATAGAACGACCACCCCGCATCGATGCGGACGGCAATCTGGCCGGCTTTTCCGGCCCAGGCACCGGTGGGATTGGCCGCCACGATGTAACGGTCGCCGTTAGCGGGCGAGGCCGGCGGCGTGGCTTGCGCACGCGACTTCGCCGACAACTGCAGCACCGCATCGAGCAGCTTCAGGTTGGCATCCATCCCGGTATTCCNCCCCGACTCGCGGGCGGCCCAGCCGTAGTTCACGCCCAGGTTCGGGCCTTGCAGTGCTGCCATGTCATTCTCCTTGTGTCATTCCCCGTAACTTGCACCGAAGAACATCCCGTAGCCCCGGCACTCGGGGATGTCGATTTGCTGGGCCTGCCAGCTGATGTGGCCGTCGCGCACTGCCTCGACCTTGACGGTCAGTTTTTCATGGGGGCGATTTAGGCCGCTCTCGGCGATTTCGGTGGCCATCGGATAGGTCCAGCTCGTGCCGGTCAGCCCTGTTTCCGTGTGCTTGAGCGTCCCCGCCTCGCCATAAATCCGCACGGTGTAGGTCGTGCCTGGCTCCGGCCCGATATTCGCTTCGCCTTGCGCCACTAGATAGGCGGTCTGCAGCACCCGGCTGCGGTGGGCCCAGCTGACCGTTACCTCCCCGGTGATGTAGCTGACGCTGTAATCGAGGTTGTTGACCCGAAACTTCCCCGGCGGATAGGGGCGGATCTGCCGCTTGGCAAAGGTGTAGCTGATCGTCGGCGCCGACGCCTCTGCCAGAACACCCATCCCGGTGGCGGGCAGCACCTTGGTCTGCACCATCTCACCGCTCAGGTACTGGCTCGTGTTGTAAAACTGCCCGTCTTCGACGAAGTACAGCCGCGCACCCGCTGAATGCTTCGCCGGCACTGTGTCCAACACGCCCCGATCCACCGTCACCGTGCCGGCGGCCACATTGACCGCGTTCACGGCGACCAACTCGCTGCCGACCTGCGCGTAGGTATTGAGCGTGACCAGATCCAGGTCGACCCCGTAGAGGACGTTCAGCACCGTCTCGGTTTGCCCGATGTCATTGGCGAGCACACAGGACGGGATGAAGTCCCCCACACCGATCTTCTCGAAGGCCGCCGATCCCTGCCGAGTCAGCACCGCGTAGTTGATCGCCGCATCCGAGGGGCGCACCGCCGACACGGACAGGAACCCGCCGTTCGGATCGATCTCGGCCTGCGCAGCGGCCGACTCGCCCGTCAGCTCGTGAACAATCGTCCAATACGGCAGTTCGCTCACCGACACGAAGTTCGCCGCGATGGGCGCCTGCCGTGGATCGACCCAGCCACTCTCGGCGGGCGCCAGATAAACGGCATCGGGCAGGCCAAACACATCCTCGACGCAGGTGATCCGCACCCGGCCGTCGGCCAGCGTCCCGTAGCCAATCTGCGCCACCCGCAGGATCAACTGCTCGATCCGCAGTTCGGGCCAGGAGAACCTGAACACGTCGCCGATGTTGAGGCTCGCGGCGGNGCGGTTGGTCACCAGCGTGATCTTCGCCAAAGTGGACGACAGCTGCCGCAAATCCCGCATTGCGAGGCGCGCGGCTAAGGCGCCGTTGGCCACGCCCTCGTAGCTGACCTTGGCATCCTTGATTTCCCCCAGGGACCGTTCAATGCCGGCGATGTCCTGCACCGAGATCGACACACTCTTGTCGGTCGTGCGGTCGTGATAGGACAGCGTGACCTGATTGACCAGTTCCTCCGGCAAGGTGCGCTCGAAGGACTCCAGTCGGATCACGTTGGTCTGGTTCAGTTCCAGCAGCGTCGCCGGGTCGTAGTCGTCGCGGGTCAGCTTCAAGGTGAACAGCCCGGTGCGGGGGCTCACGTAGATCGAACCGTCGATGTGCTGCAGGATGCGCTCGATGAAGGCCTCGATATCCTGCTGCTGGTCCCACAGGATCGAGAGGCCGAAGCTCTCGGCGTAAAGCGTGTCAGCGGCGGCGCGGAACGAGGCGTCGTCGATCTCGGCCGAGCTGTAGCCCCGGCCCCAGGTCCGATCGGTCAGGCACTCGTAAATGATGTGCGCCGGGTTCATGTCACCGGCGATGGCCGCCTTGTCCGAGTACCACTGCGACGAGCCGTCGGATCGCCGGATGATCCGCGTGAGCTCGGCGCTCCACGGCTTGATGTAAGGGTTCATCGCCGACAGTTGCGGCTGACGCAACACCAGTGACACTACTCCCCGGAAGGCCGGTACGTTGGCGCCGAGCTTGGAGGCGAGGTAGTCGTTCTGACCGTCCGAGGCGTTGCCCATCACCAGATCGACGGCGCCGACGATGCCGCCCTCGCGGTCGTCGCCGCCGAACAGGTCGGGCTGGTTGATGGCAATCTGGCCACTGGACGTCAGCGCCCCCGACCACGCCGTGCGCTCGCCGACCACGATCTTGTTGAGCGAATCGACCGGGCCGTGGCACAGCGCCAGATGCATTCCCGCGTAGTAGCGGTAGCCGACGGTGACACTTTTGCTGCCTTTGCCGCCGCCGCTCATGCCTTGGCTCCCTCGTTCGTTATAGAAAGGGCCTGCTGCTCAACGTGCTCGGCCAGCCGGATGGCCATCGCATCCCCGGTGGCCCGAAGCCAGCCAGTGGTCACGCCTTGTTGGCGAAAATCCTCGAAGGTCACGCCGTCGCGCGGAAACCAACGGCGCAGGCCAGCATTGCAATAGCCCAGCGCCTTGGCATCGAGGTGGGTGGCGATCTGAAGGTTGCTGCGCTGTTCGCTCATTTCTTTCCNCCCCCCTTGGTCTTGATCGGCGTTGTCCGCACATCGCCGAACCACACGCAGTTCGGCTGCTTGATCGTGCGCGTACCGAATAGCACCGGGATCGGGCTGTCGGTCGCGGCGACCGGCGCATCGACATCGCCGGGTTGCGGCGTCGTGGTCTTGGGTTTCGGGGCGAGCAGCGACGACAGAACCGTCGTGATCACCCACACGATCAGGTATTGCCACATGGAACATCCTCAAACGATGGCGTCCCCGGTGAAAGGGTTCTTTACCGGGATGTAAGGAAAGNCGCCGTAGTTCAGCTGGTTGCCGAACTTGGCGGCGCAGGTCGCGAGCGTGTGGTCGCAGCCCGGATAGGCCTCGAAGGCGTCGCCCGCCTTCAGTCCCGGAATCGGCGCTGAGAGGGTCACCGCACCGCCGGAGCTGGCGACGATCATCCGTTGCGCCCCGGCGGCCATCAGCCGGCCGCCGACGAACCAGGCAATCGGCTTGGGCAGGAAGACCGAGGCGGTCACCTCCAACCCCGCCACGCTCTCGACGATGCCGGCCGTCTTGTAGTCGGCCGCGTTGACCTTGCAGCCGCCGTGGTACAGCGGGTGGCGACAGTTGATCTGGTAGTTCGCCCGGCGTCCCGAACGCTTGAGCGTCGTAAAAATCGGCTCGCAGCGCATCTGCACCGTGATGCCGCTAAACACCACCGACACGACGCGCCCTTTCCACCAGGTGATGAATTCCGTACCCGGGTCGGACAGGTGCTGACGAAAGATGGTGAGTGACAGCACGCCATCGGGCGGGGTCACGATGAAGGACTGTACGACGCCAATGTCGAGTGCTGCTTCCAGGTTCAGCATCGCGCGACCGAATTCCTGCGTCTGCTCGATCTCCGAGCGCCGGATCGGCGCCGAGATGTATTTCTCGCCGTTGTAGGTCACAGCATCCCGCGCTGACGTGTAGCGCCAGACGGTGGTCCCCAGCGCGAAGCGATACAACTCGACCGGCTGGCCGGCATGGAGGCTGTTTTCTTGGTTCTGATAGGTCATCCGTTGATGCTCCGAATAGGCAAAGTCACCCGAACCACACGATCCGTTTCGAAGAAAAATTCCACGGCATCGCTCTCCAGTCGGGCCAGTTCCAGGAAACAGACGATCCGGAAATCGGACGGCGCGCAGGCCACACCCAGCGCGGCGTCGATCCGCATCCGCTCGACGACCCCGTCCACGAACTCGAAAGCGGTGATCCGTCGCAAGAACCAGGTGCCGTTGTTGTGCAGAAAGGCCACGTCCCGCCGGCCGGGCATGGCCTGGTAGTAGGTGGCGAAGCCTCTGGCCTGGACCGGAATTTCCGTTGCATCCAAGGTGAAGGGCTGAGCGACTTCGAGGCCACGCTCCCACGTCGGCACCCAGAAAGGCACCTGACGACCTGCACGGGCCGCGAGCCAGCCTCGCATCGCAGTGAGCCGGGTGCGGTCTGGCAGCAGGTACTGGTGGCGGCGCACGATAAAGGGCCGGTTCGGGCTGTCGATCACCGCAGGCGTACCGGTCTCAACGTCGAACACATCGGCGAGTCGCTGATAGTCGATGCTGACGTCCTCGACCCGGTTTGGATGCAGCAGCAGCGTGTCGTAGCCTCGGTACTGAATCGGTGAACTCGTCGCCGCCACCGGCGAAGCCAGGTCCTCCAGCTCGAAGCGCAATTTGGCCTGGGAGATCGCCGCCGTTGGCCGGGTCACGGTCTGCTGGGCGGGTAACCGTCCTAGCCGGGCCGGGGCGATCCAGGAGCCTGCGGGCCAGTTCCCCAAGGCCGGGCGCTTGAGCGTGATCGTCCCGGCGGTCAGGGACAGGACTTCCAGTGCCTCGCTGGCGCCAGCGCTTGAGCCGACGATGGCAAGCCCACCGGCGTGATAGTCCAGGTCCGTGGTACTCACGGCCAGCACCGTGTCGCCGGGATGGATGGCGGCCGCAAGCCAAGCCTTGTCGGTCCACACCGGCACGGCATAGACGCGCGACTGCCAGACGTTCATCAAGAGATCAAGCTGCCCGCCGTTGCCGTACTCCAGCACGTCGAACTCGAACGAGCGCCGGGGATCGGTCCGCAGCCGCACCCGCTGCTCACCACCGTCGCGCATCGTCAGCACGTCGGTGAGCCATTCCAGCCGCTCGGTGAAGCCGCCTTGCCAGTCGTGCAGCAGGCCCATGACCAGCACGCGGCCATAGCTGATCGCCAGATCCCGCGTTCCACCGGCCGAGAAATGCAGCGT